ATGGATGAGAAAGGGATAAGCGAGTTAGAAGCCATCAATACGCTACATTTAAAGCAATACGTTAGAACGAAATATAAAGAGGGCTTACAGCCACAATCAATAGTATCTATGTTTAAATTGGTTCGTGCTTTCTTTAGTTGGTGTCAGAAAGAGGAATACCTTAAAGAAAATATTGCAAAAAAGGTGGAATTGCCGAAAGTTCCTAAAAAATTACTAAAGGGATTTACCATTCAAGAGGTATCTGCAATGATAGACGCATTTAGTTATAAAAACTATATTGAAGCAAGAAATAAGGCAATAGTAGCCATGTTAAGTGATTGTGGGTTGCGAGCGATGGAGATTAGAGGATTATTGACTCAAAACGTAAAAGAAACAACGATTTTAGTTAATGGTAAGGGGAATAAGGAGCGTATTATGTTCATCTCTCCACCGTTAAAAAAGATTCTAATTCGATATGAGAGATTAAGAAAACAGTATCTCAAAGATAAAATTGTTAAGACGGACAATTATTTTTTGTCTTATACAGCCGACCCATTGTCGCATATGGGGATTTACAATGTAATTAAAGAAGCCGGAAAAAGAGTAGAAGTTGAAGAGGTAAGATGTAGTCCGCATACATTTCGTCATTTCTTCGCTGTTCAGTGTATTTTAAATGGAATTGATATCTTCACATTATCAAAATTACTAGGTCATTCTGATGTATCGACCACACAGCGTTATTTACAGTCATTAGAGGATTTTGAACTTATTAAAAAGGCAATGCCATCTAGTCCGTTAATGAATATTAGTAGGTCTTCATAATAAATTTCTCATCACTGATATTGGAACAGAAAGCGTTATTGCTTCAATAATTATTTAATTGTTAAAGAAAAAAGAAGTAGAGTGCTACCAACACCCTACTTCTTACGTTAGTTTTCGCCAAAAAACTGAATAGGAAAAATCCTACACCTTCATTTTATCGAAAAAAAATTGATGATGCAAGGGTTATTAAGTATTGTCTTTTTTTTGAAGTGTACGGTAATTTTCAAACGTGGGAATGACCTAACACCACGCTAAACACTTGAACAGGTTCGCTAAGCCAATGTCATAAAATTAAGCGTATACTCACAAATGCGTTTCCTTGTTTACGCTGAGTATAGTCTAGGAGAGAACGTCCATAAACGGTTTGGTAAAGGTTGCTTGGTGTACTATGGTACAGGTAGCAACGAATAAGAAAGATAATATTAGGTTGCGAATAATTAAGGATATGTCAGCAGTACAATTCCTTCCCTAAATCTTTCAGCATGTTGGACAAGCATAACATGTTAAAAGTTCGTTGTAGGTGGAAACCTAACGTTCAAACAAGGTGTTACTATACGGAAACCTTAACCCGATATACAATGTTGGAGTGACAATGAACGTCTGCTTTATATCGCTTTAACTTTTTCATTTTTGCGATATAAGGTAGTCATTCTCTGCCTAGCCGTTGTCCTTCCCGCTCAACCAATGTTGAAGGACGGGCACCTCGTGTCAATAGAAAAATGCGTAAGTGCTCAAAATCACAAAAATATTAAAAAGTCAAGGGTTATATAACATATTTTTTGACAAATGTAACAAAAAATGTTATACTTTAGTTAAGGGTTTGGGAGAACCTATGTATAGATATAAGGGGAAAGAAGTATGAGAGAATTAATTAAAAAGTATCAAGAAACTGGACAAGATAGAGAAATTTTAGAGGTATTATTGGATTATGTGGATGAAGATTTAACAACATTAAAATACAATGATAATGCACCAGAAGTAGAAGATGGTTTAAAATATGTGGCGTATCGTATTAGAGCATTCATGATGAAAAATTGTTTTGCAAAGAGAAATGCTAGAAACTTAATTGAAAGAAGCAATCAATCAGAGGATTTTGAAGGATTGCATGAATTTTTAGATTGTTTATATGAAGCAGATTGGATTGAATTAGATTGGAGAGCATTGCGTAATTATGATTTTTCTTCAATTTACGCTAATGAAAGCGAAGTAAGAGATTATTTACTAGATTCACAGTATGACTTCTTTAACCTTTTAAACCAATTTGAAGGATTAAGTCAAAATAGTGATGAGTTTAAAACAGATTTTAAACAAACTAAAGATAATTTATTACCATTGTTTGAAGAAGCATTTCTTTACGCAATTAAGAAAGTGGATTGTGAGAGAGAAATAAAAGAAATGGTTAAATATATAAACAAAGCAATGTTGACGAAATTCATTGAATTACAAATGAAGAGAGATAATGTTAAGCGTATCCGTAAAGGAAATAAATCTACATATGTAAAGGCAGAAACAAATGCAGAAGAAACAGATATTTGGATGATGATGTTTGGAAAAACATTGAAGCATGTTGGAGGTTTGGAAGCGTTTAATTTATGGCTTACACCAAAACAAACTAAATTTGTGCAAGACGTTTACAACATCATTGAAAGAGATTTAAAAGAAAACAACACAAATGCTTTCAGATGGAAAGAAGATGGCACACCTGTTTTGAAGAAACGTCATTTAGCGGAACAAATAGATATGGATGAAACAAACTTCAAACAAACAATAAAGCGTTGTGAGAAGAAAATTTATGACAACTGGAAAGAAGTCATTTCCAATAGATTCTAGACCACTCATTTTAACTGTATGAGTGGTTTTTATCTGTTTATACTTCGAACATTATTAAAAACTTACGCAAGCAAATCTGAATGGAAAAAATGTTACACTTTTCCATATATTTATTTTATGTATGAAGGCACTAAAATAATAATGTTTTTTGCCTACGGATTAAAAAAATTCAATATATATGCAATTCCTTTTGCATAATCAATTCCCCTTAAAGGGATTACCTTAAAATTAGTTGCAACGGACTGCTAACCGTTGTAACCTGCTAGGATTTTATCTTAGTGATAGCCAACTTGTGGAAACGGTACGACTGTACTGTTTCCTATTTTTTTGAATTAAAAGGAAGTGTTAAATAAAATGGATGAAATCAATAATCAAGAACAGCAAGAACAAGTACAAGATGTTGAGAAAACAGAAATTGAAGAAATTCAAAAAACTAATGAAGTAATTGAAGATAGAACATACTCACAAGAAGAAGTAGATTCACTACATAAACAGATTGATGAGTTATCACAATACAAACCAAAAGAATTAACAGATGATGAAGTTAAAATTCAGCAAAAGTTAGAATCTATTTGGCAAAGAGAGGTTGCACAAACCTTGAAAGAAGAAGGCATTGAATTATTCGCTGACTTCATTAACGTTTCCGTAGATGATACAGAAGCATTACAATCACAAATTATAAAATTAAAAGGAATCATTGGGCAACTAGAATTGTCTAATGGATATAAACCGACAAATCATAAACAGGTGGATGGTTATTCGCTTGCTAAGAAAAACAAAGATGTTAAATCGATGATTGGTCAAAAGTTAAATTTTTAATAAAAGAAAAGAGGAATTAGAATGTTAGATTCTAAAAAGTTAACAGTTAATGAAAATATTCATCTTACAGATGAAATCGCTTTAGTAGCACCTATTGCTACTCCATTTATGACACTATTACTGCAAAAAGGTTTGTATGTAGATTCAAAAGGTAAATTTCATACATGGAGAGAAAAAACTCTTGATGGTACTGCTGATATTACAGTTGATGAAGGTGTAGATGCTACACAATTCGTACAATCAGCACGTGCAGAATTAAACAACGTTATGGAAATTTTCTACAAAGCAACTTCTGTATCTGGAACAGCACAAGCGACAGGTAAAGTTGGTGACTTATTCAAGCAAGAAATCGAAGACCGTTTAAAAGAATTAGCAATTGGTATTGAGAAAAAACTTATCAATGGTATCAAAAATGATGGTGCTAGTGGCAAACGTCAAATGGATGGTATCTTAAAATTTGTTGATGCAGGTAACGTTGTAAACGGTACTACAGCAAACGTATTACAAGAAAAAGAAATTAAGGAACTTGTTAAGAAATTATGGAATGCAGGAAATGAAAATGGTGAATTTTACGCTCTAGTTGGTGCAGACATCAAAGACCAAATTGACGAATTATACAAAGACCGTTACTCATACCAACATGTTACAACTGATTTCGGTATCGTTGTAAATTCTGTAGAAACTTCTTACGGAAAAGTTAACTTTATCCTAGACCGTTATATGCCAGCAGATAAAATTGTTGCATTTGATATAAACGCTCTTAAAGTTGCTTTCTTACGTCAACCACAATTCGAAGCATTAGGTAAAACAGGTGACAATATCAAAGGTCAAGTTGTAGCGGAAGCATCCCTTGAAGTTGGTAGCAAAAAAGCAGTTGCAGTATATAACTTAAAAACTTCTTAATATAGGATAGAGGGGTAACCCTCTCCTATATTATTTTGATAAACGTTTAAAATTTTCAATGGGAGGTAAATCAAAGTGAACACGAAAGATGAATATATGTTAAAGCGTAGAAAAAAGAAAATTCGTTTACGACAGTTAGCAGAACATATTGGATGTTCGCAATCACTTATTAGTCAATATGAGACAGGTAATTGTGAAATGGATAGAGTTAAAATTGATAAGTACAAAGAATTTATAGATAACTTTTAAAAAACACTTGACAAATCATATTTTATATAACATATAAATTTGAGAAGTGTAACAAAAAATGTTATACTATATACAGGGGTGAGGAATCATCCGAATAAAAAAGATACATTTAAGGGGTGAAATATGTGGAAGTAGTAAAAACTTAACTCTTTTACTCAAACAGCACGTGAGTAAAAGGGGAACAAAGGAATAACAAATAACATTTATAAAGATTAATACATAAATAAAAAGATAAAACTTGGATTTTATCAAACATTAAAAACATAAATTAGTGCAAAAGTTTTAAGAGTGAAAGTTACACTTTCGCTAATTTATGAAGCAAGAATTTAAAGACAAATTTCCTCAATGGGTATTTGAGGAAGCAGATTATACAGTATGCATGAGTGATGATATTGACAGTTTAGTTGGTGCAACAATCATCAAACAAGTTAAAGGTTGGGAAGTGGAACACTTCTACGATTTCAACAATCTTTACTCTACAAATAAAAAAGACAAACGTAAAGCAGTCGGTGTTGATATTGCCCTTGTAAATGGCATGACATACGACAACCACGTAACAATACTCTCCAATACAAGTAAACCAAACATAATGAGTGCAAATCCAAACATAATTGAAAGAGTTTCAAGAGAGAATTACACAGACAAATATGCAATGAGTACAGCATTACTATTATATGCATTATATGATATTCCATTGCCTTCAACAGAAGATGGTATGTTAATGCTCATGGCAATTGATTCTAGTTACTTAGGATACTACGATAAAAGATTTAAAAAAGTGCAATGTGAATGGCTAGAAAAGATGGGAATGGAAGAAATGATTCGACTTCAAGAAAGACATAAATCAATGGATTTTGTAGAGGTCAAAAGAAAATATGATTCTTCTAAAAAAATATTCTTAAATGAAAGCGATTTTTTGGAAACAGAAATGGATTTAGAAGGTATTAGTAAATTGTTAGAGTTGGATATTAACCTTCCAAATAAACAATTTGAAATGAAAAAAGAATTTACTCGTAATAAATATGATTTGAAAAGTGATAGCAAATACGACAATCAATTTGTTAATGACTATTACAAACCATTTTCATATGCTCTTACGAAAACAAATGAACTAAATATGACTGTTTAAATTAAAAAGGAAGATACATATGGATATGAATAAATATTTCTTCTGTTACAGTACGAACTTACAAGAATTTTTAAGATATGAAAAAGATATTAAATATATTTGTACTGCAAGACATAGGAAATCAAATAAACAATTTTGGTTATTTGAAAGAACAGAAGAATTAAAAATTGCATTGGTTGAATATAGAGTCAATGGTGAAAAGTTGATATTAAAAAGGAATTTTTTACAAAGTTAATTTAAAAGAAGGGTTGATGTTAAATGAAAAACATTACTGCAAAGGATTTATTTTTCTGCTATGACAAGCGAGTGGCAAAATATTTAAGATACGACAAAGATATTGAGTTTATTACAAAAGCATATACAAAAGCAGGAGTTGAGTTTTACCTGTTTCAATGTACTGATGAAGTGGCAGAAGCGTTGGCTGAATATAGAGATAGTAAAAAGTAATGTATAACAAATGATAATCAAAGATAAAACAAAGGGGTAATCAACAATGTTAACTGAAAAGGAATTTAAATCGAGAATCGAGTATTACAAACAAGATGATAGATTTGGGAAAATATTTATTCCGAATAATATATTTGAAGTATTATTAAAAGATGAGCGATTAACAAAGAGAGGAAAGCGAACTACAACACATGTTGATGTGGCGTATGCTTATATATATTTATACACTTGGTTATATAGAAATGCCAAGTATGGAAGTATGAGTACAGAAAATTCAGATGTCGGCTCATTAAAAGAATTAATAGGATTCTCTAAAACTGAGAAGAGAATCAATTACATTATTAAAAAAGACGGTGTACTTGATGATTTAGGATTAACAAGAACAATACCATATAAAGATGCACCTGCACTTTTTCAATTTAATGATGATGTTATTGAATTTTATACTGTATCAGATGAAAAAATTCCTATAACAAACAACAGACAAACTGTTAAAGAGCCAGTATTTGCACTTGAAAATAGTGATGGAGAATATGGTTACGGAACATTTTTTGGAAGTATGGATAATGACAATATTGCTAATACACATAACGTTGACTTTGAAGTGTTTATTAAGTGCATGACGAATGAAAAATTAGGAACTGATGCTTTTTACTTATACAGTTTCTTAAAGCATAAATGTGATGTATCTGGTGGCTCAATTGAGATTGCGTTAACAACTATCTCTCAACAAACAGGAATTACAAGAGGTAAAAGAAATGATGCATTAGAAAATTTAAAGAAATATAATTTAATACAATGTCTTCCTGCCACATTTATAATTGACGGTGAAGCAGAGGGGGCAAGTGTTTATATATGTAAGGGTGCAAATAGTTACATTAGTGATGGTGTAGAATTTAAGACAAGAACAGTAGCAGGAAAGAAAAAAGAAGAAGTGTAGTTGAGGGCACGTTCTTAATTAGAATGTGCTTTTTGATACAACATTTTAAAAGGTTACTGATAATGACTAATATAATATATAATTATCATAGTTTATTTTTATTGTATAGAAAATAAATAAGTAAGTAATTAATTAATTATATATATTATATTACTCACTAAACGTAACCTTTTAAAATATCGTATAAACGATAATTGAAAGGAAGTAATTACAAATGACACTTAAAGAAGCATTACAGAAAGTTACAAAAGAGAATCGAATGTACTTTAATTATAAATTTCCAGATACACGATTCAATCAAACTATTCAGCCAAAGAATGAAGAAGAATTTCTTATTTCAGTTGGTAGAAAAACTATGAATGGTTTTACGAATTGGGAGAAGACACCAGAATATGCAAATTTGGTGGCACTATACTTACAATCTAAAATGATTGATGACATTTACAAAATCTATGATGTTGTAAGAGTTAAGGCACTTGAAGGTGAAAGTAAATCAATCACAGATTTTCTTAAATTAAATAAGGAAATCAACACTATTGTCAAAGCAGGTCGTGAACTTGTTGACGATGAAATTGAAGATGATGATGGGTTGAGTTTATAGTGAGTAAAAGATTAACAAAAGAAGAAAAGTTACAAATCATTAATAATGACCCTGTATTATGGCTTAAAAATTTCGTCAAAATTACGACAAACACAGGCGAATACATACATTTTGTGGTCAATGACCAACAAAAAAAATTCATTGATGAAATGGGACGTTTTAACGTAATTGCAAAGGCAAGGCAAATTGGTTTTAGTACAATGTCATTGGCTTTATGTTTATGGATGGCTATGAACAGACCACGAACAAATTATTTGATAGTTTCCTATAAACAAGAATCATCAACATCATTATTCGATAAATTAAAAATGATGTACGATGACCTTCCACATGACAAATTTAAGTTTCCAAAAGATGTACAAAATAACAGGGGACAAATGAAATTTGATAATGGTTCATCTATTACACTTGCAACCGCTGGTGGTAAAGATGTGGGTCGTGGAACTACATATGAATACATTCTTTTGTCAGAATTTGCATTCTATGAAAATCAAGATTCAATATTATTATCAGCAGAACAAGCATTGGCAAAGAGTAAAACATCAAAATTAGTAATTGAAACAACCTCAAACGGTTTTAACTCCTATCAAAAACTCTTCATGAACGCATATGAGGGTAAGTCGAAGTATAAAGCGTTCTTCTTCCCCTTCTATTCTTCTTCGTACGCAAAACAATTCAAAGAGGATTATGATGAAGCAGAAACATGGTACAAATTAGATAATAAAGGAAAACGTCTTACTAAAGATGATTTAGAACCAGAAGAAATTTATATTCATGGACAAGGTGCTACATTGAAACAATTAATGTGGCGTAGATGGAAACTACTTGATATGAGTTTACAACAATTTTATCAAGAATTTCCTGCAACACCGATGGAATCATTTATTAGTAGTGGTTTTAGTGTATTTGAACAACAAAAGATTGTTGATAGATTAAAATATGTTGTTAAGCCATTAGAATACAAAAACATTAAAATGGAAATTCCAGAAACACTTATAAAATATGTTGGCAAATCGTTGATGATTTATGAATTACCGAAAAAAGGTGTTAAATATTATGCAGGTGTCGATACAGCAAGTGGTACTGGAAATGATAATAGCACGCTTGCACTTCTAAATGCAGAAGGTGAACAGGTATTAAGTTTCTATGACAATAAAATATCTGTTTGGGATTTTGCTAAAGTTATAGATTGTATTGGCAAATGGTATAACTATGCCTTTGTAACTGTTGAAAGAAATTCATTTGGTACTCCAATTTTAGAAAGATTATGGAAAGAGTATGAATATCTAAATCTATACAAGCAAAGAATCTTTGACCAACAACAAGGTAAAAAAGTATCTAAAAAAGGTTTCCTAACTAATCAGTTAAACAAAACGATTATGATTACAGATTTAAAAGAACAATTTGAGTGCGACATGATTCTAATTAATTGTGATAAGACATTGAAAGAAATGCAAATATTCGTTGAAGTGGATGGGAAACAAGGCAATAAAAAAGGTACAAATAATCATGATGACTTAGTAATTGCAATGGGACTAGCAATTCAAGGTATCAAAATAAATAAATGGTATGTAGAAATCCCTCAATAAAGAGGGGTTTTTATTATGGAAAGAACCTTTTCCAATATTACGGAAAATATTTTCATAAAGAATTTTTTAAGAAAGAGGAAATAAGAAATGAATTTACAGGATTATATTAAAACGATTCATAATGGCAATCAATTCTGGTTTGTAGATGAGGTTAAACATTTTGGGAACCAGAAAAGAATTTTGGACGTAATTGAAAAAAAGAAATATTTAGATGGTAGACATGCGATTTCAAATCGTGTCTTGGAAAATTATAATGGTAAGCCATATGAACCACGTAAAGTTGTATTGCAATATGCAAAATTAATCGTGAACCTAGAAACTACTTATCTATTAAAAAAACCACTAACTTTTACTGGTGAGGAAAAAATTGTTGGAGACATGAAAAGAGTGTACAAGAAAGGTAATTATGACAAGATTGACTTCGACCTGCTAAATAACTTAGTGAAGTATGGTAACGCATATGAGTATGTGTATATCAAAGATAGTGGGAACGTGAGCAGTAAGGTGATTTCTACTGAATGTGGATACCCTATCTATAACGATGAGAACGATATGATTGCATTCGTTGAGTATTACACATCATTAGAGAGTGACTTCTACGTTGTCTATACACCAGATAAAGTGATTAAGTATTCAACAATTGGTGGCTCTAATTTACATGTTATCGGGTCTTATAAAAATGTTAGCGGTCTACCTATTCACTATAAGACAGACAGTGAATCAAGTACAACATTTGGTAAGAGTGATTTAGATGACTTCATTAACATCATTGATTCAATGGAGGATTTACTATCTAAATTTAGTGATTCATTCTATAAACATCATAATCCAATTCCAGTTATCATTGGACAACAATTAAGAGGGGAAGGATTAAATCCACATATTGTTGGTGGTGGTTTAACTTTAGATAGCGATGCTGACTTTAAGATGGTAAGTAACGGTATCAATCATAAGGCATTCGAGGTAATCTTCAATACTCTTATGCAACAACTGATTAACATTGCCAGCGTTCCTGCTGTGGCATTGAATGCTTCTGATGTAAGTAACTTATCAGAGATGAGTATGAGAATGTTGTATCAACTTGCTGACATGAAAGCAGGTATCAACGAACGGTACTTAAGAGAGGGACTAGAGCAACGCAATAGCAAGGTAGTGGGTTTGTTAGGTAAGCAAGGCAAGGCATACAGTGAAGATGCTATTGAATCATTAGATATGGTATTCCACTATGCAAGACCAGTCAATGAGACAGAGGTCATTGATAACTTAGTTAAGTTGTATCAAGTGGGTGCAATGAGTATCGAGTCATTAGTTGAGATTAGTCCATACGTTAGCAATGAACACTTAGAGTTGAAGCGTATCTTAGAGAGAGAGCAACGAGTGAGTGAGCAGAGGCAAGTCAATGCCAAGGTCGATGAGCAAGTGCAAGCAAAGACAAAGGATGCAAAAGCCGACGTTGTAACTAAGCAAGAGGATGTAGTCGAGAAGTAAGAAAGGCAGATGTGAGTGTTGTGATTGTGTGTTGTGGGTTATTAAGAATATTGGTATATCAACGTTTAGTGATGTGAAGGTATTACTTTCATACGACACACTTTTAAGTAATACACGTGTGCAAGGATGAACCGAACCAGAAAATAAACGAGCAAAAAATGAGAGGGGTATTTAGGGAACTAACGTTCTCTCCACTCCTTTTTGTTCGTTTTTGGGTTGGTGAATAAGTGCGTTTGGAAGGAAATGAACGCAAAACAAAAACGAACATTCTGACTGAATAGTCAATAAATGTTCGTGTGATAGGACTTCCTATAACCTTAATTATGTAAACTACCACATAATTAATCTTATGGGGGCACTTCTTTATTCGTGTATTGTTCATTTTTGGTCTTGTTGAGTAGAGAAGTCGAACAAAACCTTTACCCCATGTTCAAAAAATGTCCGTCTAGCCAACCTCTCAACACACACCCTAAAAATTTTTAGAAAGGAGAATCTATGATGTTTGATTCTATCCTAAATTTACCTAGTCAATCTCTATTATATCTCGAAAACAAAATCAAATCAATGTACCCAATATTAAATCCAATCAAACAGCGTCCACTAATGACAACGGAACAATATGAAATAATTTATCCATATGTTTCAGACATGTTGTATCAAGAATTGTCCTTCACTCCATATGATACAACTCTTGTTCATTTTGAAGATGATGAGAGCATGGAATATGAAGTTAATGGAATCAAATTGAATGGATTCTACATTGCAGAACATCACAACGCTAAAACACATATATTCGTATTTACATATGAAGGAATCTGGCTCTATAACAATGAGCCATTGGATACACTTATTCACATTCAAGAGTACAGCAATCGATTAGTTTGTAACTCTCATGAATGTTTAATATATAACAAATCAATTACAAAGGAGAATATAGATATGGATAATATCGAAAGATTACAAATGGAAATCGGTGGTATTGAATTACCGTATGAAGAATTACTTGTGTACTTAGAAGAAGAAGGAATTAACGGTGATGCAACTTACAATGCTTCATCAAAAGCCAATAAGAAAGCAATTTATGCAACTGCACTGGCAATCTTAAATTCAATTGCTAACCAACCACATGCAATGAAGAATTACAGGCAAGACGACATGACAATTGAAAATTTTGCTAAGTATTTGCAGTCACGAATTGACCAACTGGAGAAAACGATTCGTCAAATGCCAAATGAAGATTCTACACCTAGCAATTTCTTCAATTTATTCCAATGAGAAAGGAGAGTAAACA